ACCAGTAACAATGTCGCTACTTGTGCTTGCAAATACAGTACCTGTACCTTGAACACCAAATGCTACGTTACATAGAACTTGCTTGCCATAGATGCCAGTGTTACCACCAACTACACCGTATGAAGTACCGTTAGTTGCAGTGTTTGAACCATCTGGATTGCTGAAACCAGTATCAACAGTAGCAAAAGATGCTTTAACTGTTTGACCAGTTGTATCTGTCAATGTAGCCATAACTCGTGGTTGAACACTTAGTTGTGTAGCTGATACATCAAACGTAGTATTTGATAAGATTGAGTTAACATAGTATGTTGTACCTGCAACTAATCCACCAACTGTAGTAGCTACTACGAATGGCATACCTGGTAGAATGCCTACTGTAGGAGCGGTAGTTAAATTACCACCTGAAATTGTGACGATACTGCCTGTCGCTGCGGTATCAGTGATTGTTAAAATTGCTTGAGCTTTCGCTATTTTTAGAGGACGTCCCATTTGATTTTCCTTAATGTTAGACGCGGGTTCTAGCCGCTACGCAGTGGGTACTGCATAAACTCTCCCTATGAGAATGTATAATTTATTTATCAAATATTTTGGTTTTGACCGTCCTAAGTAAATATCTGATAAGGAATAAACATGACAAAACAAGTATACGAGTATGACGGCGATGATGAAAGACTCTACTACATTTCCCCACCGTTAGAAGTAGGAAAATTAGAACGCCAATGGCTGAACAATGTGAAGAAAAACATAGCCGACCAATCAGAATATGAACACAATGTCCTAGTAAATCTGACTTGGTTCAAAGCCGGCTGGGAAGACACTGAAGCACTGAGAAAACTAGTTCATGACGTAGGACCAAAAGAGCAAGTTAAAATTTGGTTTGCTGGATCAGTTGACGGAAATCATTGGATTACCCATTCCCACTTCGATTTCTATCATTACTTTGTCAACAATGGATATGCAATTTCTTTTGTGGGTTACTCAGGTGAACATTGGCATTCATGGTACCCTCAGTGGTTCATAGATAGCAATTTGAAGGCAGATGTTAATGATATGATGCTAAACAATCCACCCAAACATCTATATCTAGCTTACAACAGAAAGCCTAGGATTCATAGAGAATGGCTGATTAATTCATTGATTGAACACAAACTCTTAGATAAGGGATGGGTTACATTTGAAAAGGGTCATTACCCTGAAATTGACGCTAGAACAGGTGAAACAGATCAGGATAAACACTCAGAGGATGTACGATTCACACGACCAGAAGATATCTTGTCACTAGGCGACATGAATATTTGGCGTGATTCCTATATGATTGTCGTTAGTGAGACTGACCATGATGATCCATATCAATTGTCAGAAAAGACATGGAAGCCTATATTTGGATTGCGTCCATTCTTAATCAACGGTCGCAGGGAAGTTTATGATGTACTGGAAAAACTAGGCTTCTATACACCCAAAGACTTGTTTAAGAATAGTGAACTTGACTGCCACTATGAATCGGTTACAAAACAAATTCAGGCGCTTTATGACAAGACGCCTGAAGAATTGTATAAGCTGTGGCAAGATCAGTATGAGATGTTGTTGTATAATCGCAAACGAATGTTTGAAATTGCTAACTCTGATCCTACTAAAATACTAAACTGGCCACAAGCTAAAGAAAAGCCTTACTCCGTACCTGTATCCGGATGAGGTGCACCGAGTTCAGTGACACTGAAAGGTCTAGCTGTTCCTGAACTAACATCAATGTATGCTAGGTAATTTCCCTGACCGACAATAATACTGTTTTCTACGGTATTGTCAGGGACAATCATACATGCAGTTGTATTGGCAGTGACGCTAGAATTTCCTATTGCAATTGCTAATGCAGAGGTAGATGCAATACGTATCTTGTCTGTGGCAATAGGACCAATACGTGCTGATGTTCCTGATGCTGTTTGAATATATGATGCCATTTCTAATTCCTAATTATAATCTTCCGACAGCGACTTCAATTACGCCCTCGACTCCGTCAAAGTTTTCTAATGCTTTGCCGATAACTGTTCCCATTTGTGGGTTGTTCCATGATCTTGCATAGCCATTGCCTGCACTAACCATCATATCACCTTTACGTACTGTGCCTCGTACTTTAACTGGCACACGCCCTTGTAGAGCTATTGGTGTAGCAATTCCCGGGCATTTTGCATTCATTGCATATGCCGGATCAGTTGATACAACACCTGCAACTCTTGTAGTTCCATCTTGTGCTAGTGTAACTTCTTTGTCACCGCCGAACTCTAATACTGTGCCTGGCTCATAGTGAGCATCAGCTTCGTAGTATTCTGCCAAGTCAGCGTATGTTGCATTCAAACGTGATCCTGCAGTCAATGTCCAGTTACCTGTCATTGTACCGGGTGTAGTATTAGCACCTGTTGTTATGTTTGCAACTTGTATATTTGTTGTTGTAACAGTTCCTGCATTACTTGGGCCAACGTTGATGTTACCATCTCTGCCTACTGTAAACTGACTTGTACCACCAACTTGCAAGTCCATTAGATAGCTTCCGGAAGCGCTGTTAGTGTTTGTAATGTTCTGTCTAAAACCAGTAAATGCTATACTAGAGTTGTTCCATGTTTGTGTAAGCAAGACCGGTGTTGTCGCTACGATAGCACCGCTAGCTACGCTTAATCCTGTTAATGTACCTGTACTTGTGATATTTGGCTGTGCATTTGTAGTGACTGTACCTGCAGTAGTTGCCGCAGTAGCCGTTGCAACTGTTCCGCTAATGTTGCCGGCTGGTATGCCTGTCAAACCTGTTGCCGCACCGTAGAAAGCTGATGCGTATACGTTACCACCAACACCCACGCCACCTGCAACTTCTAATGCACCGGTTGCAGTGGATGTAGATGCAGTAGTAAATCTGACATTCATCTGTGTGTCATCGATGATAACTCTGTCAGATAATGTTTGTACCGTGTTGCCTGTACTTCCTGTAGTTGCTGTTTGAAAAGTGATCTTACCTACAGTAGCACTGCCTGTACTGGCACCTGCTTTAATTGTAATATCGCCACCAACGTGATTTTGACCGGCAGCTTCGCCGGCTGATACAGTCATGTCCCCGCCGGCACCATCATATGTTCCACCGGTGATGACGATGTTACCGCCCTTGGCTCCATATGTGTTAGCAGAAGCACCAGAATAAATTGCTACTGTACCGCCTTGACCTTGACCATACCCCTCACCTGCAGATAGTTCAGCAAGGCCGCCGGCGGCATTACCGCTAGCATTAGCAGTGCCTGCGTTTAATGATAATACGCCACCTGCACCAGTTCCATTTCCGTCACCGGCAAATATTTGAACTGCACCACCAGCACCGTTGACGTTCGTATTGCCTGCACCATAGATGTTTAATGTGTCACCTGCAGTTCCGTAAGTAGCAATGTCATTAGCTGTTACTGTACCAGAAACAGCTAATGATGTTAGTGTACCTAAACTAGTTACGTTTGGTTGAGCCGCTGTAGTCAATACACCTGTGAATAAAGTTGCGCTCAATGCACCTGTTGCGGCGTTGAATGATAAATTAGCATTTGCACCCTCAACAATATTACCAGTTAGTGCATTAGCTAACACTGGATAGAATGTACCTGTCGTTACAGTGTTGACATTAATAAAATCTGCAACGTTTGCATACGCTACATTTAAGTTTGCAACACGGGTTGTACTAGTAACGGTTAATGGAGCAGTGCCGGTAGCAACGTTTGAAGTCAATGTACTTGCAGTGACTCCTCCTGCTGTATCTAAGTTAGCACCTCTAATGTTACCAACTGCTGTAATCGTGGTGTTAGCATATAGAATCGTAGACGACAAGTTACCAGTAGCAATGTTGAAGCCTAAGTTTGCATTAGCTGCCATTGCTCTGTTAGCTGTAGTGCTACCGTTGACTAATACAGGGAAATAAGAACCTGTAGTCTGTGCTGTAACTACACCAAAGTCACTGACGTTAGAGTACGCAACGCTTAGGTTGCCTACACGTGTTGTACTTGTAACTGTTAAAGGCGCTGTACCTGTTGCAATGTTAGATGTTAATGTACTTGCAACGACAGAGTTGGCTGCATTCAAATTACCTACGTTTGCATTACCAGATAGTGTTAGAATCTTACCAGAGAAGTCATATACTAAGTTTGCATCACCTGCAACAACACCGGAGTTGTTGTATTGAATAGATGTGTTGGCGCCACCTGCTGATGTACCACCAGAACCACCTGATAATACAACTGCGGTCGCTATACCTGTATTAGCAGTAGCAGTTAATCCTGCACCGTTGGCAGTTGTAGATAACAAAGCATCAGTATATAACGTTACGTTACCCGAACCTGTCGTGCTACTATTTGATGTGAAGTTGCTGTTTAACTTGACATAGAAAGTCTTACCGTTAACTGGTACTGTGTTGCTACCTTGAACTCCAGAGATTGTGATTGATTGTCCGTTGACATACGGTGTAGTATTAGCAACGTTCATTGTAATGACGTTGGCTGCACCGTTTGTTAGACTTTTGATGTTAGTGTATAGCGTTCCCTTAGGTGTCCATGATAAGTTACCTAAACCGTCTGTCTCTAAGGTGTATCCAATAGCGCCCCCGCTGATACTGACATTGGATACATTACCCAAGTCAACTAGGCCACCGGCGGCACCACCACGGTTGACCCAGTTAGTGCCGTCATAGGCTAAAACTTGTCCGTCTCCTACTGATACCGCAGAGATATCTAAGTTACCTACAGCGCCGTCAATCTGACTGAATACGATGTTGGAATAGGATGTGAGAACCTCAATGTTCTCGTTAGGGGAAACTTTACCAATAAACAGTCTTTTGGCATCTGTTGCCCAGCCAAATTCAGCTTCATCAAGCTGTGGTAGGTCAACAATGTTTCCTGAACGTTGTTGGATTTTTGAAATTTGTACAATGGCCATAAGCGTATCTTTACCGTTTGATACACTTATTTATCATTAAACCATTATAGGAACTTCATGTAGTATTGTTCAACTCGCTTGAACCAGCGATCAGACCACATATCGAATTCAGTACCTTCAATGATGAATTCTTGATATATGTTATCTGCGGTACACATGAAAATAACACCTTTACGAATGTTAGTCCCGTGTACTTCATTGTGTGCATTAGCGTAGGCCGCTAGCTGTATGAAATAGTCGTCAATCCATTCACGCTTTTTCAGCTTGTTAGATTGCTTGTGATCCATTATGGCTTCGCTGCCACTATGAACGCCAACCAGATCAGTTGTTCCGGCATATATCTTAGGAAAATAGAGAGGAACTTCTGTTCCCCAAAACTCAGTACAGTTGACAAGACCTTGTCTAATGATGCTGTCTGCCATTTTATGGCTTTGCTGGCTGTATGGATTGCTTCCGGGCTCACCTGTTTCTCCTGTCTTTACATAGTTTTCTAACCACTTGTGCATTCGTGTTCCACGACCTGCGGCTTCGGCTGTAATCTGTTGAGCCTTAACGGGACCAACTCGTTTACGCCATTCGTTTAGAGCTTGTTTGGATTCTTCTGACTTCGTAGCATCGAGAATTGTAGTAACTGATGGTAGCTTCTCGCCGTCAGGGGTAGCATATCTTCGTCCTTCCGGAGTATCTATGCGATTGATTTTTACGTAGTTGAATTTGTTTGGATTGTACATTATACTCTAAAGCTTTCTCCACACCCACAGCGATCACGTTCATTTGGATTGATGAATTCAAACCCTTCGTTCAGTCCATTTCTGACGTAATCAATAGTCATGTTCTGAACATAAGGACAACTCTTGGGGTCTATGTATATAGCACACCCATCACAATCTAATTTGAAATCCGTATCTGTTTGTGTATCGACAAACTCTAGTACGTATGCAAGCCCTGAGCATCCGGTAGTTTTTACACCTACACGTATACCTAGGCCTTTTCCTCTTTTTTGTATTTGTTGTTTTATCTTCTTAATTGCCGATTCTGTAGCTGTAATCATAATGATTATTTTGCTGCATTTTGAGCCATCCCAGCAACAATGTTTTTGCTTTCATCATCAGGTGGAGCTTCTGGAGTTCCCATGCCTTTGAAAACAATCTTGTCACCTTGAATGTTAGAGATAAGATTTTTAAGTGGAAGTTGCTTAATCATATCGTACAAGTCTGCCTTGTCGATAATTATATCATACTTCTTTAGGTATTGCAAGAAATCGGGAAGAGACATATTAGGGTCTGCTTCCCCTTTTTCTAAATCTGCTTTAAGCTGGTCACCTACAGCTACAAGCTTTGTAACCATAGGATCAGGACCAGCAAATTCGTAGAGGCGCATCAATTACCTCTTAGCACGACCTACAGCGCCGCCCATGCTTGGCTCTGGCTCTTCTTCGGGTGCAGGAGGAATGTCAGCATCAGCTTCTGCGTCTAGGTCAGCACCTAAGCCGGCATCCATACCAGCGTCCATGCCACCCATCTCATCATCCATACCAGTATCTAAGCCTGCGTCCATACCGGCGTCAGTAAAGCTGCCACCTTGACCAGTGATAGCATCACGTGCAGCCTTCATTTGAGCAAAGGCTTCTTTCAATGCACCACTTAGAGTATCTAGTTGACCAGATACTTGGTCGTTGTATGATTGTGCTTCGTTAACCCCGATCTCACTTTCGATACTATCGACAAGTGCAGGTAGTTCTTTAACTTGCATTTGACCAACATCTTCAAGCATCTTCTGAATGCTATCAACTAGGTCTTGTGCAGCTAGCACAACTTGAGATTTTTCGACTTCTTCGTTTTCAATAACGATACGAGTTCTTGGTTGGGACTGTAGTTCGTTATAGTGTTGAACAAGTGCTTGCTCCATGAATACTAGTTTCATGTATGCAGGGCTAGTTTGGTTTTGGTGAAAGTCAGGTGCTTCCTTAGCTTCATTAGCTAGAGTGCGAACCTTCTTCAACATCTTTTGTGTTTCCATCTTTGTCATGGAAGCAGGGTTAAAAGACATTTTGTAGTTCTCAGCTAATGCTCTAGGGGCATAAACTTTTTTGTCAAAATCAGTTAGTTTCATAGTTGTTATTCCAAACGTTATCTATTATTTATCATTTTGCAGCAAACTTTCTAGTTTGCCAAGTCCTGGATTCATTGATGAACGAGGACATTTCTTCTACCATATACTTCTTTTTGGCTTGTTCTTCGCTCATCTTTGCTATGTATATTAGCTTGTTTTCGATATCCTTAGTCCTTGAAATCAGATTCCTGTGTACAGTTATATTAGCATCTAGCCCTGAAATCATAGTGTCTAGGTATGCAATTCGATTAGCCTGTGTTAGCTTGTTTCTGTTGTCAAAACTGCACCAAGTCACTGCATTACGCAAGGATGAGAAGTTCATAGTCTCAAAGCTACGTTTAGGTTTGATGACATAGTTTCCCTTTTCCTCTATAATATAATATTTATTGAACAACTCATAAGTACCATCTTCATGCTTAAAGATAGCAATGTCTCCTAACTTGTGAAACAATTCTTTAGATAAGAATTGGTTTATTTTCTCGACTAGTTTATCATTCATAGTTGTACTGTAAAATAGATATTTCTTAACTCAGGGGTAGTGTCTAGGAACGCGGGTAGCTTTTCCCATTCTGTACCACACAGTATCATAGGTACTTGGTCGCAGTCATTGTATAGTGCGCCCAGTTCTGTTTTGCCGTCATTGAAAACACTATGGTGCTGAATATCAAAAGAAAACTTCCAGCAAGGATATACTTCATTTTCCTCTTGTTGAAATAGAAATCCAAAATGTTCGAATTCATCAAATCGTATATCTATTTTTTCAGGAGCGGCAACGAGTTCAGGCTGTGATCTTAGATTGATCGCTTGCAATATAGTGTCTAGGTTAGCTTGAGTATTTCGCTTGAACACCCATTGAGTGTATTCAGAATCATCACTCGGCTTGGAACGATTCAACACCCCAGTTTGGGTAATGTCAAATAGTGTGTAGCAAGTGATTCTATAACTCATACAAGTATTTAACAGCCATAAAAAAACCCGAGAATTTCTCGGGTTTTATCAAACTAAAGAGATTAGTTTGTGAATGTAGCAGAAGCTGTAACAACAACGTTAGCTAGACCAGTAGCAGCAGTAACCGCTGTGTCTAGAGTTGTAGTTGTCCAAGCGCCTGTTGGGTAGATCGCTAGAGCCAATGTGTCATCTGTAGAGTCAGTGTACTCATATATATGTACAGTTGCTAGTTGCTCAACAGCTTGGAAAGTCTGTAGCAATTGTGTACCTGTCATACCTGCGTTAGCAGTGATAGTGAAGAAGTCTAGCTTAGGACCTTGAGGTTGTACTGTTACACCAGAAGTAGCTGCATTCAAACCTGTGTTTGTATATGCAGGTGTGTCAAAGTTAATTAGCGGTTTGAAGTCACCGTTGACTTTTGTAAATTGTGCCATGATATAAATCCTTTATAAAATTGAGACCTACTGTCTCATGATAGTATTTATGCCTGGCACAAAAAAATGTCGGTTTTGGCTTATCTTCCGGCGAGATTTTGGCGACTGAAACCCATACGATCCACAAATTTCAAGCCATTCGCAACGAATCCTTCTTGAGTCTGGGTTCCGTCTTGTAGGTAACCCTTGACAGGACTAGATTCTGCGGCTTTGTTCAATTGAGTAACAATCGACATTTTCAATGCATAGATAGCAGCCCAGATTTCAAATGCACCTTTGACACCGTTCATATTGTCTTGTAAATGTTGCTCAATCTTAGCTTTCATGCTAGCTGTCATGGGACGACTATCGACATATTCCATGAAGCTAGGTAGTAGATTACCAAGATCACCTGCTACAATCTTCTTGTTAATGAAAGTCGTGAACAATCCATTGAATGTGTTACGTGCTTGAGGTGCAGTACTGAATAACTGATCTACTGCAGGACCCCACTTTTGAATGGCAGCGTTTGCATTCTTGGCTAGTTTTGCATCTAGTTTCAACTTAGGAGTGATGGGCATCTTGGCAGGCACAATAGCAACATCGCTGTTGTTCTTTAGATTACCGATTCCACCGTCTAATGGAACTGCATCATCTGTTGTATATGCATCAGGGGACATATACTGGTGAACAACGATACCTGCTGTCTTTCCACCTAAGAATTGTCCAACTTCGCTGTCAGCATCAATTGTGTATGCAATACCGTTGGGGTTAGCTTTGAACTTATACATACCGTTTTGTTCTTGCAGCGGAGCACTGAATAACAAATCTCCCCAATAGTAACCTTTACCTGTATCAGATTTCTCTAGACCTGGCCAGATGTTGGCAATCAATTGATGTAGGTTCTTACGATCTACACCGCGGGCAAGATCATACTTAACGAATTCTTCGGGACTATAGACTTCACGCCCTGATCCGTCTTTCTTGTTGAACATGTGCTTGTCCATGATAGAGAATCTACCGTCTACTCCACGACCAAAGATCAATGCAGGATAACCGTCCCACTTGATAGTTACTTTAGCTGGGTTGGCAACTGTATCTTGTGACGCTTGTACAGCACGTTGAGCACCTTGACTACCACCCAAGAATACTAAATCCTCAGGGTGATCTAAGTGACCTTTGTCCTCGAACATCAAACGCTCTTCGGGTTGTTCGACCTCATTAATGAAGTCTCTAAGTTTGCTTAATGATTCGGATAAGTTCATTTTGCCCCCATCTGACTTTGAATTCGTTTTTCTAAGTTAGCGTATTCATCAGGGGTAGGCGCGCCTGGCTTTGCACCACTGATCGGACTTGCGGCAGCTGGCGCCGTCGCAGGAGGAGTGCTGGTTGGAGCTGCTGCCGGAGCAGGAGTTGCAGCTGGTGCTGCTGCAGGTGCCGCTGATAATTCCTTAATAAGCTTTGAATACAATGCAGGATCAAGTCCTTTTATTTTAGCTAGATTTGATCTTACACTGGCTACCATGCTATCAACTGATTGAGTTTTTGCAGGGGCAGCCTGTGAACTAGCTGTGGTGCCGGATGGACCACTTGCGCCTGCAGGTGTATTGGCCCCGGCTGGTGTATTGGCCCCGGCTGGTGTATTGGCGCCAGATGCTGAACCACCACCTGCTCCATAACCCGGAGAACGTGACGCTGCATAAGCCGCTGTTGCTAACTTCTGCATAGCAGCCTGACCTTGATCTTGCTTATATGTATCCTCTACGCTTTTCATCAATTGTTGTGTATGCGGATCAGACATATCAGTACCGCGCATGTATGAAGGTACCCAACGTGCTAGGAACTGAGAAACAGACTCGGCTTCTGTTAAGATGCTTTCAAAAATGTTGTTTAATTTACGATACTTAGACTCAGCAATGATGTACTTACCGTTCTTTTTGTTTTCCTTAAGCAACGTTAGACCAACATCTTTCCATGTCAAGCTAACTGATTCTAACAGTTTATTAATCCAGTAAACGTTCCAAGCTTCTGAAACTTTCTGGCCGCCGGTCAATGATCTAATCATATTGCCACCAGCTTGATTCTTTTGCAATACTGCCTTAGCAGTACCAAGAGCATTTTCCCATTCCGGGTAGCCCTTGCGATCAGCCATGAAGTTGATTAGTTCTTTAGTAAGAGCAATTTTCTTGCTTCTTTCGGGTTCATTGTTCAACTCTTTTGCAATACGTTGAACGTAGTTATTGATGTTCTGATTAGTTTGGCGTTGTTGTGCTCCCGGAGCCGCAGCATTACCGGGTGCAACTTTAGCAGGACCAGCTTTGGCAGCAGGCGGAGCCGGGGGTGTCGCGGGCGCTTGAGCGGGTGATGCAGCTGGCGCGGCCTGTGCCGCCGAATTAGGGTCTACTCGACCACTCTCAATTTCAGCGTTTAAAGCCGCATATGCACGGCTTACAAAGTCGTTGACAAACTTTTCTTTGGACATCTTGTCAGCAACAGTTGCATTGCCCTCAGAGTTACCTGTAAGTCTATTGCCCAGCTGCTTTAGTGCAGAGGCTCCATAGTTACCAACCCAATCAGCAAGCTTCTCGTCTACTCGTTGCCTATTCTTAATGTCACTCAGTCTCATGGTTTTTCCTTATACTTTTGGAAAATCTTGCCTGGTCACGTCCTTTGATAGCACTTACTAGCTTCTTTTCCAGAAGTTCGGCAGTATCCTTATCATAGTGTTTGTTGATTAACTCTATTAGATTAATCGCACTAGTGATGATGTTATGGGCTCTGTTTTCGATGACATGTGACATGTCTCGGTCTTTGCCCATAGACTCCAATTCTTCCAACAGGGAACGTGTTTTCTTTTGCATAAAATTTGTCCTAATTGTATTTATGCTGGATTCGGTTTATTACTTCTTTAACGAATTCAGCAAGGCTTTTAGTTTTGCACCCTGTACGTCAGCTACGACCTTCTTTTCTAGGGGAGAAAAGTCGAATTTATGATTAGGATCAGGTTTAGATGAGGCGATTTCCCCGGTTGAACTATCTACAGATTGTACGGTAGACTGAGCTTTTAGCTTATCCATGATGTTGTTAGGACTAGGCTGTGGGTTACTAGGACGATAAGTGTCGCCATCACCTTCAGGATTAGGATCCGTGATTCTCAGTGTCTCAACGTCAAATGCTAATTCAATCTTTTGACCAACACCTGAGCTACTACGAGTTTTCATCAATTGTAATTGATACTGGCCACGCTCACGCATACTACGGCTAGTAAAAATGCCAAATACGTTATCCGCAGTATTAATCTTTGAAATACCACCTGAAATATGACTGTGGTCGAACTCAATTTCTTCAACCGCTGATCTATTAAGCTGTGAAGCTGTGACAAATAAAACATTCAATTCTTTCGCTAAGTTACGCAATTCTTCCGACACATACTTGTCTTTAACGAACAAGTCTGAGGGACTGACTTTTGCACTAACGGGCATCAACAAGTCAAGGTAATCAACACATAAGAAATCTAGTTTTGTACCTGTCTGTATCTGTAGTTCTTTACAGTATGCCCGTAAGTCATTTACTGTACTCTGTGCAGGCATGTACTTAATTCTAAGCTTACCTGCTTTCTTCGCCATCATCTTGACCTTCATCTCAATGTTGTCGATAGATTTAAAAATTTCACGACTAGAGGTTTCAGTCATCATCGAGTCGATACGCATAGAACACAAACCCTCGCTCAATTCTAGTGTTACATAAACACCATTGAGTCCTGCTTGCGCCCAGTTAACCGCTAAGTTCTGCATGAACAAACTCTTACCTGAACCTGAGCCACCTGCAAAGATTTGCAATTCACCTCTATTGAAACCACCGTAGAGTTTCTGATCCATACAGGGCCAACCTGTACTGTTCTGTCCATTGTTAGACTTCAGTGCCATCAATCGTGCTCTTGGATCAGCAAAGTAGTCTGTACCCATGTCTTTCTGTAGGCTGATCTGAACCGCGTCTTTGATTAGTTTCTCAACTGGATCAAAGTCTCCCTTTTCTAACAAGTCTGCACTCTTTAGAATAGCCCGTTCTAGTTCTTGTCTCTTAGTAAACTGTTCGAATTCTTCTAAGAACCAATCAGTATGACCATCGTTAAGTTCTGGGATATTTTCAATATCTGAACCAGTCACGGCTTTGATTTGTGTAGGCTCGGGCATGATGCCATACTTCTTTGAATGATCCACGATGAATTCTGCCACCGGCTTTAACTTCTTTTCAAAGTTGTCCGGATTCATGATGTTTGTTACCCGTGTATACAGTTCTGCATTCGTAACCATCATACGAAGGAACAGAACCTGCATATCTGTATTATACTCTTTGCTTGCCAATCTTCTTCCTCTGCATTTCTATTTTAACTTTACTGCTTGTAGCCGATTGAATGATGCTAATCAATGTCATCAACTTACCATACTTCACTACAGCATCATTAACGTCTTTAACGTCAATATCCCAATCAGGGATACTTACACTATATCCTAACTCTAACGCTCTATCACAGGTTTCAAGACCTGTCTTATCACGATCAGGTACAAAAATGATCTTTCTATTCAACTGCGCTAATAGACTAGCCTGTTCATCGCTGATGGTATTGTGTGTCAACGCACAAGCATTCAAACTTAGTGCATCAAAGATACCTTCAACAAGAATACATACTTGCCATTCAGGCTTTTGAAAGTCGATACCGAACACATATCCCGGCTGTTGTTCGTTAATGTACTTGGGAATCTTGTTGTCTAAGAACCTACTTGTATGACCTACAATCTTATTGTGATACGTGTAAGGTATTATAACACGATTACCCATTCTTCCAGACTCATCTGGGGTAATCATAAAGGGATAGTCATTAGGATTTATCTCACGTTTACGTAGATAATCAACATATACTTTGTGTTGTGGATTGTTTACATCTATCAGTTCAGCTTCTTCCGGTAACAAGTGTTCTTTGAACTTTACCTTTGACTTCTGCTTTTTCACACTGACATAGCTTAATAGGTCTTTGTGTTGTAGACTTTCTAAGCTCCACTTTTGAATCTGTGTTTCATCGACCCCACACCAAGATAAGAATTGTCTGGTGTTCTTTGATATGGTCTTTCCCAATGTGAAACCGCATTTGAACCCACAGTTGAAACAATGCATAGACCAATTGTCACCGTCTATACGAATGCCACCGCGGCCTCTACGGTCAGCTTTGTGACCTCGGTGGTGACAACATATTGCATTGAAACTGTGCCAACCACTGTGGGACAGCTTCTTTCTGCCCGGGGTGATGGTTAGGATATCAAACATACTACGATTTTAGCATAGTATGTATCAAGAAGCAATAGTCTTGGTATTTTATCTGGATAAGATGTTAGTGATTGCACCCGTATTGCTAGTGAATACCATGCGAATATAAGGGTGATAACCCTGAACCACATATCCCTGTGTAGTGCTGTTGTTAGAATACGTAGCAGTGGTAATAGGATACCAATCACCATCAACGATAGTAGAACCTTCTACCGTTACGTCACCGTTGTACTGATAGAATGACGTTTGCAAAGTCAGTACTGGGTTATCTTCTGTATTGATTACGCTAGAATAGTATGTATTTGCATTGGGCAATGCATTCTGAATGCTATTGTTGGAATCAATGTTAGGGAAAGGCTGACCAGTGGGGATGGTTACGTTTGCTGAAGGTATAAATGCTGGAAGTACTGAATTGACTATGTTCATATCCCCACGGGCGCCCGCATTCTGATCTACGAATACAGGGAATCCGAAGTCTCCTACTGGAATCTCTAACGAATAATGTGCTTTCTGTGCTGGAATGTCTTCGATATCGGCTGCATTGACTGTGAATACTGCTAGCCCATTCAATGCTAATGTAGGTGTTAGTGCTTTACGGAACAAGACCTCGGACCCGTCATAGCTAATGATTCTGCAAGTGATTTCTTTGCCCGTGATATCCACAGGCTTTTGTTCCTGATTCAGGAATTGGAATTGAATCTGATTGTCAACTCCTTTATGTAAGGTCAATGGTTTGGCGTAAACAGGCATATATCTCCTAGCTGAGTTACCGGAAAGTAGTACAACGATCTGTCGTTGCGTATAAATGAAAACTGGGGTAGAGTACACAGACGTAATCCTTTCTAGTATTTAGCGCCTAAATATTAAAATATTAACTTCGGGCTACCGGTAGTAAATATAAGCATTGTTTGAAAAGAATTAATGGCACAGAACGAGTTTTTCAGAAAACTTAGCGAGAATCACCCATTCATAACGGTGTGTTCGTATGCTAACCAAGACTATGTAGGAATCATACAGAATAGGGATGATGCCGTTACCACGATCTATGATTACGGAGCGATAGTCGAACCCGATGCTAAGGCTAAGTTTTTAGAGTTAGGGGATATATGGTGGTGGGAATCAAATAGACTGATTCCCATTAACCTGTTTCTAAAAGACGAATGGGCTATGTTCAAGCCCTTCATTAGAACGTTCACAAACAAGAATCTTACTGTATTACATGGTCCTGTAACCAGTATGAATGAACTTCACAAGCGCCGTAGCAAAAGACGCAGTATCACATTAGTCAAACGATTACCGTAAATTCTTCAAGTAGGTTCATATGTACTACTACTAGATGTGCGTAGGCGCAGGCATGCGACCGCTTGAACGAGTACCCTGTATTATCTTTATCCCATACAGTTTTTGCAACTTCTTTCCAGGGCTTCCCAATCAAATGCTTTTTACCGGGACGAATGATAGCCAAGAACATTGCTAGTCTGGGAATACTATTCACTGGTTCTGGCATGCTTCTTAACGTGCTATATTGGTTGTTCAAATGAATCAGCTTTTCTACAAAGTCTTTGTTCTTCAAATGATCCCAATTAGGATCACGCATAAGTTCAATTAAATGTCGTTCATCACGTACCTGATTATAAACGTGAACATTCAGCAAGTCTAGCTTCAAATATCCACGCTTTTCTGCCTCAGCATAATCTATAGAAGCCATATCGTTGACCGGATCATATGGTACATCCGTTACGTGAACACCAGTTGCATGTTTACGCATCGGGTGTACTTTACGCATAGCCGCAGGAATATGATCTATCAAAGACAGAATCTTATCTCTGTCTCCAAAGTCAATGTCAATGTCACTGTTAAATTTCATGTGGTTTAACTAATTCAGGGCTGTATTGTGGAGGCTCGTTATCAATCTTTTCAACATTCTTCAATGTTTCTAGCCTATGTGTTCTAGCACGTAGTTCGCTTGAACTATAATCATGGTGTCGTTTATGATAGTGTAACTCAATTCCATTGTTCATGCACCACTGTTTGCCCGTAAAGTCACGATTCAGATACTCGTCACTCAAAAAGCGAATATGAATAGTCTGGGTCATGAGCATTTGCAATAAGTCGTATTCTGTCTCGTAGATTAGAATCTCGTCAACATACTTGCACGCCTGCAATTGAACATAACGTTCATATGCACTTTGAATGGGTTTGTTCTTGATGCCCGGCCGATCAATCGTAGGATCGATCTGTAATGCAACAATCAAGTAATCGCATAATTGTTTTTCCATCTTGAGCATAGTTACATGCCCTGCATGTAGCAAATCAAAACTGCTACAATTGAATCCTATCTTCATTTGTCTTTCTCCGAGAGTAATGGTTCAATGTCTAAGGGCCATCGAATTCCATATTCATTCCATTTGAAATTTTCTTCAAGTTCTTTGTTGTAGGGCTTATCAACAATGTATTGCACGATTGCCCCCTCAGTTAGAGCCATGTATCCATGTGCGTATTCCGGTGGTATCAACAATCCACATGTGTTGTCTAGTTCTATACCGAACCATCTTCCCGTCTCTGGTTCTAGTGCAACATCAAAGATTCTCCCATGTGCAGGCATAACCAACTTGTATTGATCTTGTCTATGCATGCCACGGATAACATACTGACTTGATACCGCAGTATTCAATTGACGATATGTATCACGCATACCATCATAAGTCATCTTCCAAGTCTCACTGAAATATCCTCTATTATCAGTGTGCTGTGTTCTGTATACTACCCTCACACCGGGTAACATTTCTCCGTATGTTTTCATCGCGGTGTCGCCAATCCGGCTTTCATTAATTTCATGTATGCTTTTTGAACAACAATGGCTTGTCGTTCGGCATCTTCTACCGCTTTGTGACTGGTACTGTGTCCACCGTCTTTGAGACTGACGCCTGCGATTTCATACAATGTTCGGGTGTCTCGCATTGTCCAGAAAGGCCAGGGGATGGGATTAGGCTTGTCACTAACTTGTCTCCAGGCATGCTCCATAACGACAAGGTCAAATGGAGCGCCATTACTCCACACAGCACGGCGATTCCAACAAAACTTATAAAGGGCCTCCATGCACTCACTAAATGGTTGACGTCCTTGGTCTCCCAATGCTTCTTCAAGTGCCGCAGGGCTCTGCGTGGACCACCATCGTAATGTATCCTCATTAATGCTCCTATTGTATATCTCTGTTTGATCCTCGACCGTAGGTTTAAGTTCTAGTCGTTCGACTACCCCCTCACCGCGTGGATCAAATCTTACCGCACCGATAGTTAAGATAACACAATCAGGTCGTGTATCTAAACTCTCAATGTCAATCATAATATCATTTGCCATAATTCTCTTTCAATTTTTGTAACTCTTCCCATACTTCAGGTATGAAATCTTCTATGTTTCGTTTTCTAAATTCGTCTGACCGACTTATAAACTTGATCGCAGTGTCGATTAAATCTTTGTTATCTTTGGTAGGCTCATTAGCCCATGCCTCGAATGTATTACATGCTTCTAATAGACTCGGATGAAGGTTAAGTCTTTTCAGTCGTTCTTTTACTGAGGTAAGTTTAGTTAAAGACTCTCTCCTGAATTCAGATGATAGTAGTGAACTATTAAAGTGCGGTGGATTGTTGACATAATTTAGAAAAATTGTCATTCTATCAGAGCCACGCTCACCTCTGTGTTGTTCTATCAATGATGCATAGTGATCTAATAACTCATGGAATCTAGAAAAGTTAAAGATGCTTATCGTGCAACTTAACGTAATTCCAAATTTACCAGCGGCAGTAAGATCAAGATACTTTTTAAGATTAAATTCTATCTTATCAAACTTTGCAGGATAACGCACATAGTCGTTTACTGCTCCTATCCCATCCATACTCAAACTTGCACCAACCGACTTGAAGTTCTCCCAAAGAAGAATCAATTCATCATCATAGACTGTCAAGTTAGATACGTAATTTAAGGTTATGTTTTTGCTGGCACCAGTGCTGATTAATTTATCCAACAACACTCGATGTTCATCAGAGAACATAGGTTCTCCGCCTAATAGGTTTATGATTTCTACATTTTGGAACGTATCTAATAGTCGGTGAGTTGTTGCTTCTGCAATCGATGAAGCAGGAACTAACGCAGCAAGCTTAGTGGGGCTTGAGCTAATGTATTGATGTTCTTCTGCCCAGAAATCACTACAATATGGATTGCAGGTCATGCATTTGCTATTACACTTATTACCAAACGATATGTCTAGATATTTTACAGCCTTTGGCAAAACTATCTCGCTCACAGGTGCATCCGGTATGTTTCGATTCCAAATCACTCGCATTGATTCAGATCCGATACTCTCTGTGTTCTTACAAAGACCGCATGCTTCTGGCCACTCTCCGGCTATTAGTGATTTGCGTACTTCCCGCAAATTTTTAGAATTGATTCTCTGAATGAAGCTGAGTTCTTTGTCATTAATAGCCCTGAACTTATTAGGAATAATGTTACAGCATGGACGCAGGGTACCCATAGTATCCATGGACACGCTACCAAAAGCTAATCCACAGTATATAGGCTCACTCATTGCTTTCCCAAATGTTATCCATAGTTTTTATATCATCGATTATACTACTATCTAGGTAATTAAGCAATAGAGCCTGGCGAGGTTGGTCTTGTGTATTGGGCATACTAGAATGCAATACCCTACAATTATAGTACAGTACGCTTCCTTTGGGTAATGTAGGTTGTACACATTTCTTGTTGAACAGTGAGTTATAGAATCCCTGATAACACAAATTGATATTGTAATCTTGCGTTTGGCTACCCGGTACTACTCCAGTTACTCCCCTAGATGCATCCAAATCAAACAATGATACGATAGCTTGTACCCCGAGTAATCGCTTATCGTAGTTGTATTTCTTAAATCGATGAGGTGTATCTACGTGTGGATTGATCCACTTGCTATTACCCTCAATCACCACGATATCACTCGCATACCATTCCGCTGATGGTAGTTCTGGTTTTATGAGTTCACTGACCATTGAATTGACTTCAATGACTTCAGGCCAATCCATTACCATTTGACTCCACCATACCGAGATATCAGGTAAGTCTTTGATTTTTTCACGCTCTGCATACGTGCGATTTGCGCTACTTGCACGTACTGGATGTAATGTGTCAAGCTTTGCTACAACTGCATCAATTAGTTTCTCGGGGATATAACTGATAGCTACATCATATCCCTGTCCGTCTGTTAGTTCTGCCATAGTTCATACATAGTTATCAGTTTACTAGACCATATCGTAATATCTACTGCTTTGTCAGAACCCGAGAAGTCCCAACCGTCACCCCTGTTGCCGAAGTTTCTGCGGCACCACTTAATGACTTCCATTGGGTTACCTTTGCATCGAAAGATAACTTTGCCAGAGTCACGTGCGTTTACGCATTCGTACTCAACAATTTCTATATAAGGTGACATTGTATCAAACGGTGAGTTTGTGATTGCCATTTAGTATCTCCCACATTAGTGTTTTATTCATGACTTCGGCACAGATGTTAGCTTCTGCCTCATCCTCAAAAGCTAGTCCAATGACTTCATACATATCACGAATGTATTCAGTGTAGTTCTTCCTATCAAACCATATACTGCTGTTTACCCACATGATATCATACTCATTGTTGTTGTGTTTGATGGCAAGACCTGCATAATTGCTACGCACGGTTCTAAACATGACTTCAAACAAATCAACACTTTTGATGTGCTTAATCATTTCGGGTGTCTGTGGCCAATCTACGACATAGAAGATTTTATGCACATCATGTATTTTGACTTTGAAACTCATATCTGCCTCATAAAAGATTTTGCGTTCATCATGTTTGGTAACATAGAAACTCATAACCACCTTAGCTTATACATAATCAAGTCTTGTTCTTTTTCAAAGACTGCGGTTCCTGACCTAAGCTCATAGTTGCCAATGCAATTCTCTGCTAACCAATCTTTCATCTCTCTAGCCGTTGTTTCAGAAGTTCGAGGTTCATATGATACACGCTGCCAGCCTAAAGTAACAAGCATATCGGTCATGATTTCCCAATCGATTTCTTCTTGAAGCCTCTTAGAGAATTCTTCACCGATCAAATCGTCTATCTCATTTGTTGGATCTATAGTCCATGTTGCTTTAATTGTTTTCATGACCACCTCAATACAAACCACTCAAGGTCTTTTTCATCCCTAAAGTAAACCTCGCCGTCACGAATTTCATCACCCCATCTAGTTTGTCGTGTATTGTGATTGAAGCCTGATGGTCCGAATGTGTGGTAGCACCAATCATAAATCTCATAATGATTTTTTGGAATAGTAAATGCCGCAACGTGCCATTTTTCTATTTCTGGCTCTCGTGCATCATAGTTCTTTTGTGTGTACATATGAATGAACATTATGACCACCTCAATATAAACCACTCGTAATCTTCTTTACGTTTGAAGGCAAAGTGTTGACCAACGTTGCGCCAGTTGCGAGTTTTGAAATGTTTATAGCAGAATGCTTCTGCGGGGAGATATTCATTCCAAGCAACCATCTTGGTATAGGGCCAATAGGTTTTATTGAATTCATACCCGCCTACCATAATGTCGATCATCTTTTGAACGTCATTCTGTTTCATCGGTTCAACGTTGCCCACATGTCAAGTTTGCTTTTCATATCTTCACGCTCTTGGTGTGCATTATAACGACTTCGCTCTGCGGCTTCTCGCATATATTTTTCTGTAGTGATTTCTTGTCGTAGCTGTTCGATCAATTCACTGACTTTCATTGGCTTCAGGCTTTCAATCTCGTCCAATGCGTCATGCAATTGTTCTTGTAGATAACGAACTTCTTCTCTAAGGTGAGTAATATACTGACCTGGAAGATAATCGTTACAGGTATCTTCATCCCTGAAGGTGCAATATGTTTCATCCATGCCTGCTCGTTCAAGGTCATCTAGGATCGCACCTGGATGACGATCCATGTATGTAGCAAGTCTAACCCGAACAGGGTCGCTATCAAACTTGATAGTGTAATCAATCAATTCATTGTCTGTCATATTCATCACCATATTAAGTTATACCAAACTGCATCTTTATCTTCTACCTCAAAGTAGATATCATCTTGTGCTATTTGCCACATTGACCAGTTTGTCTTATCTACATAATTCTTGCAATTCTTTTCTATCCAAGTACATCGTTCGTGCCAAGTGATAGGACAAGTAATAGTGATTCTGGTCATGCATACCTCAACACAAAAATAGTGTATAGTTCATGATCGTGCCACTTTACATTCATCATGTAATGTTTGTTTTTGCTTTTCGCTAATGTAGCCTTGTACCTTTTCAATTCCGTTTCTATAGTTCCTTCAGGGTCATGTGACATGATGAAGTTGTTGAAGTAACCGGATTCTCCCCTACGATATTGTCTCTTTATCATCCAAACCTCAACATTAACCAAGATTCGTACTTTTCAGGAATGTCCAACGTCCATTCTAGGTCTTTGGGCCATTCAGCCGGCACAACACTCATCATGTCAGTCAACATAATTGCTTTAGCACGATCCACATTATTCTCAAAACACCATTTGATAATGGCTATCGCTAGTTTATAGGGTAGAGGGTTCAAATCCAATATCATGTGAAAACATCAATCCAAAAAATGTTGCTTGTCTATCATCTTCTAATGTGAGAACCCAGTATGATGATACCATACCCGGCTTGTAATTTCTTCTGGCGATCCAACCTTGTCCACCTATGCTGTTGTGTAGGTAGTGCATTCTAGGGCCAATGTTTTTTGCAAGCCATGCTTCATGTTCACCCTTAAAGTCACGCAAAGATAATGATATCATGCCCACCTCAGTGCAAAATGTAATGCATCTTTCTCTGACCTAAAGTAGAATACATCTTTCTCGGTAGAAAACCAGCCGTATCTCCAACGATTCGTATCATGTTTACCAGCGGCTCCGAAAGACTCCTTACACCAATCTTTCATAGTATGTAGGTCTTTCGCAGATTTATCCGCAAAGTATACCCTAAATTCGTGTTTACTTTTTCTTGTTATCATATACTAACAAATCAAATGCTGTAGCGTATTGTACTTCGGGTTCCATGTGAAAGCCGGTGCCCCACACAACCCATACTTTTCGTTTAAATGCTTTCTCCCAAAAGATACGCTTACCTGTTACAGTGGTGCGTGGCCAAATAGCAAAGTACTCATGCCAGGGATAGCAATCTGCTCCATCTTCAATGACAGTGTATTCCATATAAACTGTTCCTGGATTGGGGTTGAACTTGGATGCTCCATTATAACTCATACGTGCCTTCTGTAACTCTATGTTGAATCCAATACTTCTTCCCCATACGATCCTCATCTATATTCTTTCATAGTGAGTTCTTCGTACTCACCTGCGAATGCGATTCTGAATACTTTGGCTGCTTCACTCCATTCAAACTGAATCACATCATAGTCTCTTGGGTTATCCATTTTGCTGTATACTGCATTCCATTCAACATGCCAACGCTGAAAGTACCCCTTGTGAGGATATGCTTCTGCCCACTGATACATTTCAGTAGTACACTTCTTGACTTTGAATCTGTAAGTGAAGACTGGACGATTGTTGCCTCCACCTGAATAAAAGTATTCCATCAACTCCACCTCAATGTGAACAAGATATAATCTTTTTCATCACGGAACAGTATGCTATTGTGAAACTTATGCCACCATCGACTCCACGCATCTGGATTAGCAGGATGAGGACCAAAGTGTTGACTACACCATGCGTCTACTTCAAAGTAATCCTTATCATTGAATTCTGCTTG